TCAAACGTCGTTCAATTTCTCTTATCAGTGAGTTTTGCCCTTCCCTGGCATAACCGTGCGAAGATTCCTCACCAGGATACCAAGTAGGTTGCTCGATGGTCACAGAGCGCAAATAGCTCAATAGTTTGCTCCCATCGGATGTTGAAAAAACACGGAGATGCAGCTTGTCTATTTCTTCGACGGACTGTTCTTCGTCGAGTTTAAGCAGTTGGTCCCAATTCATTTTCTGCGCCTTGTTCCGCCGCCATCTGTTCTTGCATCATTTGCTGCTGTTGTTGCTCTTGCATCTCAGCCATTATTTCTTGTTTGTCTTCTTCGCTATTCATTACTCTCGCGGGAACACCTAACCGATCCGCAATAAAATCAAGCGCCTCATCTTGGTTGATTGCCATCTGACCGGCAGGCCCAAATTGTTGTGCGACCTGTAGAAACTGCACCACACCTTCAAGCTCTTCGAGGTTTTGAGCTTTAGCGAGGGGTGAAATGGGCACAATCTTTACCTGCTGCCCGTCTACTTTAAGAGGCATATCAATCAAATTTTGTTGATCCATGACCTTGAGCACCCTTGCTACGATTGGGATCATGGCCTCGGTTATCAGCCGACCGAAGGCACTACCCATATTCTGAGCGAGCTCACCCATTCTCGCACTCACTTCCGTGGCAGATCGCGCCGACATCGTGTCAGGTGGCAATGTGTCATCGAGCAACATTTTTTTAATGTTTACCGTGAGATCATTCAGAACCAACTGAGCCACATTAAAATCACCTGCCCGAGGCAAAGGTTTTAGGCTTTCACCCTGGGGACCACCATTTCGGGCTACCGGAATTATGCTTCCAGGTTGAATCTTGACAGTTTGAGGATTTAGCACTCCATCGTCTGCAGCCGTGTACACCCCGCTGATCGCCAGGCTTGCATTTTGCAGGATCAGCTTTTTAACCAGGTTGGCGGTCTTGATGTCGGGCAAGGCGGAAATCAAGACCCCACGGCCCATAATTTCACCTGCTACTCGAGAATATCGTGCAATGATCCAGGGGCTGCTGCCCATTTCACGATAAACCAGATCCTCGGGAACACCCGTTTTACCGCCACTTTGATAAATGACATGATAACAGTAATAGTCCTCATCAGGAATATAGACGGTAGCCTCGAGCAGATCGAAATCATCCGTTGGGTTTTCGTCTATCTTCTTTTGAAGCTCGGGGGTAAAGGTCGCATCCGGCCAGTTTTGTGCGATGGCTTCTGCCTTGATCCGCATCCGCCGATACACGTTTTGAACCGTACCGTGTGGCCCCTCTTCCATGCTGACTAGGAATTGCGGTACTGCCTCGAACCTTACCGGTGTCTCTTCATCGCCAGGCTGGATTAGCATCACCGCCGTGCCCACAGCGAGATCCAACAAAAACTCGGACATTGCTAAATCGAAATTGGTTTGGCGGATGACCCCGAAAAACTTTTCCGAATAAATATCGAGCGCCATTTGCAACTCATCGGAATTTTCGCCATCAAACTCACTACCAGGCGTTAACCGGCACCAGTTTCGATAAGGGGGGAACAAGGTTGATTGCAGCCGGTTGGCAAAGCGTTGGGTGCTGGCGATGGCCGTGGAGTCGAACACCCTTTCCATTTTTGGCTTGCCAACAGATCCACCCTCATAGTCGCCATACAAATTTCGGTTGGGGAGTGCAAACTCGTAGCACTCTTCGTACAGCGAGCGCCATTCCTGCTTGCGAGTTTCGGCCTTCTCTGCTCGCTTAGTAATCTGCTGTGGCGTATATCGCATTACACGCCCAGGGTCGTGCGTAGTCCGGTGGCAGGATTATCGCGCTGAGTCGATAACAGTAGGCGCATACCGCCAGTTCGCCTTGCTCGAGCACGAGCAGAGATAGAGCGCCGGTTTTCAACTTCGGCAGCAGCCTCTTTTGCCTCGCGCTTTTTTAGCAATTCTTCCTGGCGTAATTGGCTCTCTTTTATCTCAGGATCAGGTTTCGGCGTTTTTGGAGAAAATATCCCGCTCATAAATACAACCTCGCCATCATTAATATGTTTTCGCCATTTGGCGCAAAGGCCCGCAACGTGCCCTCATGCTCAAATCTAAGCCATTCCGCGAACCTAATCGACGCAACATCCCGCGCAACTACCGTGAATTGGAGCCTTCTGACACCCAAATCGGTGCCAATGCGGTCATAGTATGCTCGAGCACGGCGAGCAAAGGGCCTTGAGTGTTGGGGTAAACTGATATCTGCCAACATCCAGCCTTCAGCAACGCCTGGTAAAATATGACAAATGCCACAACAGAATATCGGATGGCCTTCATGCAGACACGTAAACGCCGGTCCTAGCTCGACCATACTCGCCAACCAGGTCTTATAGTCAGGATGGGCCGCAGTAATCTCCTTATGAATCGGGTTCAGATTAATAAGAAAATAATGAACCATCGAAAAATCGACGACCTTGTACCCATCTGGCAGAGAACCCAATGGATCGCGCATTGTTAAAAATCTTTCTGTTAAGGTTTGGATGTTACTCCTCTCTTTTTTTGCACCTCACCCCCTCGCCTTGTGCGGGGGGGATTTTTAAAACACATTAAAATCACTGTTAATCACCACCGGCTCAGTGTTTATCCCTGGACGGCCAGAACCTCGAGTTAATCGCCTGTGCTCTCCACCACCACTGCACAAATACCCGTAAGCATCCCCAACGTGAGAGCTCTGGTTTTTGTTTGGCGCATCGCGGAACCGTTCCTGGCCACCAGAGATAGCTACCCGCTTGAAATGATAGCCGCCGGTAAGGGCTTTTCGCAGCTGATGGCAATCGGTGTGAACCTGCAGCCCAGGCTTGTTATCGATCAACCGTGTCATGGGTGCAGCCCCCGCCTCGCGCCTGACCTGGAAATCATTGCTGGCGGTTGGCTTGGCGTTAAGGCCCAGGGTACGCAAGTGATCGAATGATGTTACCTCAAATATCTCATCGCGCTTTTGTCCAGCTGGATCACCCCATATCAACGGCTCAAGTTTATCGAAACGGGTGTTGAGCTCGTACAATAGCATCTGCCCAAACCGCTCGAGTCCCATATCCTCAGTGACCAATTCCCAAAAAACATTCCATCGACCATTCGGATAGCGTTGTCCGAAGACGGCTGCAGGGGTCAAACCAAAGTCCAGCCCAACATGAATAGGCAGGCTGTAATCGAGCTCCATGTCATCGGTGCTCATTGTACTGTCACTGTATTCCGTCCAGACCGCTCGTCCTTCCTGCACATAGGTATATTTCCCAGCCGCATACGCATTGATCCAATCGAGGTTTTTGCCCTGCAGCTGCTGCTGATAATATCCTGGCGGGAGATTGTTAATGTTCTCCGCCTTCGGATTGGGTATCCAATGTTTGCCAGCGGAAAATATCTCATTGTCGCCTGTGCCCTCGGCAACACCGCCTGGCTGCCGAAAGAATTTCCACGCCCATTTACCCTTTCCAGGCTTTTCCTTCTCCGCCAGGCGATAATACCAATGGTCATCATCCATCGGGTTGGAGCACATCCACACGCCCCGCCAGGTGGCACCACCATCAGGCTTAGATGGATACCGGCCCACCCTCGAGGTCAGAGCATCGATAATAGCCTTCGGTAGTTCTCTCACCTCATCGACAAAGGCTCCGGTCAGTTCCAGGGATAAAACCCTCCTGGTATCTCGAGGCTGATCGAGTGCGAGAAATATCACCTCACAATCGATGCCTGCAGCCCCATCCTTGGCGGGTAACTGGATATGATGCGTAATCGGAGGCGACCACCGCATAGCCCCCCATTTATTCTCGGGGAATATCTCCTGCCACGTTTTAAGGGTAGTGGTTCGGAGTTCGGGGTAACTGTTTCTGATTATGGCAAAGCGGGTATGGCGAATACCATCCCTGGGTGATGGTGCCTGTTTAACGGCTCGGAGAAATATCTCCGCGCAGCAGGCATAGGATTTACCAGACCCAACCGGTCCCATTATCCCCCTCACGAAATTATCGCTATTGAGAAACTTCCAGACGGTTGGTGACTCGCTAAAGTCCAACTCAAATTCGGTTAGAGCCTCGGTCGTTTCCTGCCGCCTGCGCCTGGGCCCACGATCTGCGGATGTTTTACGGCTCATCGGGGATCTTTATCATGTCGAGCTCATAGCCCAAGGCCATCGATATCGCCTCGATGTTCTGAAAACTCGTTTCGTAGATGCCTCGCTCGACACGCATAACCGTGTTGCTTGCCACGCCTGCTCGAGCAGCTACCTCGCGTTGAGATATGCCCTGCTCGAGGCGTACCTCTTTAATCGCCTTCGCCGTCCAGTGTGTCATCAGCCACCTCGATGATTTTTGGGCCACGCAAATTAATCCCTATTACACTTGGTTTGTTTTGATCCTGTACGCCATCGAGCATCCCCGTGTGTTTTGCCAGGAGGCGCAGAGGCGCAATTTTATCATGCATCTCTACCTCGATAGACGTACCAGCCTTACTAGGTGTTACCTTCACCTTTTTGATTGCCTTCTTTACCCTATCCGGTAGCTGGTCCGTGCCGGTCAGGGTCACAATCCCGTTTTCATCCCAGGTTAAAACGTCCGTCAGTTCGCTGGCTGCAATAGCCGTCAGTTCTTTGGTAACTGCCTCGCGGAGGTTTTCGTCCTCGGACTTGAGGGCAGCCCTGGCCTGTCGGACGCTCAACGGTTCAGACTTCGACACAGATGCATTCCAATATTTGTTTTGAACATTCTGGGCACTCGACACAAAGACACTCGATATACCGCTCACCACACTCGGAACAATCCTCAGTCTCGAGGATCTTCTGCAGGTACAGGGAGGCGTCCATGAGCTCTTCCTGCAGATCGACTAGCCATTTAGCGATTGGTTTATCGTTGGCTGCCATACTCTGCCCGTACAGTTTCATGCCCATTGCTGAACGGAGGCTGTATTTGCGGATTACGGCGTTCACTATCGGGTCGTCTGTTTTGTAATCAAACATCTGAGATCCACCAAAATTTTTTATGACACCCCCGACAGAAACGCGCGCCGCCGCCCCCCCCAAGGGTCCGTTTCGCGCCGATTTTGGAAACGCGATCATTTAATTTTGCCGTCATTTTCACCTGCATCAAATCCCTAACGAACGTTTGCTTTTTGTAAATCTAGCTCAATCCTGCCCAATCTGCCACTTGTTTTAGTGTGAGCGGTGGAGTCTGCCCGTTCTCGAGCCGCTGCCTGCTCATATTCTGGCTGAAATCAAGGATCTGCTCTGGTTTTATGCCATTGGCTGCCAGGCGAGCCGCCTCCACCAGGTTTTCATCAGCAATTCGCAGCTGGCCGGACATTCTTTCGACTCCCGCGACAAATGCCTGCGCGATTGCGGGGATTTGCAAATCTCTCCCCTTAAACCCCTGTCGGTTATCGCTTGCGGTCTTAGTCGTCGGCTCATCTGTCCTCACTTGAGGCTTTGCAGCCATAAACTCCTCTTTCGTCGGTAGCTTGGTTTTAACGCCCTCGAACAGCACCTGGTAACGCGACGTTGACCAATGGTGGTTAGTTCGACGCGGGATTGGATACTTTTTAGGCTTGAGCTTTCTAAGATAACCAGCAGTGACTAGCCGTTTGGTGTGCCTCGTGACTGTATCCTTGGACCTGCTAACAATCCGCCCTATTGTTTCCCTGCTTGGCCATGCAACGCCTGCACCATTCGTATGGATACAAATTGCCATTAAAACCCGCAGCGTGGTGATGTGCAGCTTGCTATCGTAACAAACCCGAGCCGGTAAAACGCAATAGCGTCTATTGCCTAAGTCAGAAGGGGATTTCGTCATTCGGATCACCCTCCTTTACACTCAACACTTTTGAACCTGGGAACACCTCGAGGGCAGACACTGCCAGGTCAGGAATGAATTTCACCAGGTCAGCCAGGCTAAATGACACCTCGGCAGCCTCTTGTAACTCGACCAGGTTTACGTCGCCGTTATGA